TACGTTCCTTCTCGAAGAGGATGCGGTTCACCAGCGGGAGCTGAAACTCCTGGGACAGGATCGAGTAGACGCCACCAAGGGCATCCTCCAGCTCACCGGCCATGATGCGGATCTCTTCCGCAGTCACGCGCTCGGCCTGACGGGTCACTGACGCTGCCAACAGGAAGGCAGCAGAGATGCGTTGCTCGATCTTCTCGATGGCCGCGAGGGCCACTTGGAAGTCAGCGTGCTTCTGGACCTGAAGGACACCTACGTCCTCCGGATTGCCAGCGCGGACTGCCCCGTTCGGGCTGTCGGTGACATCCTTCAGGCGGGTGGTGCCGTTCGGGTTCACGAAGAAGAGCACCTTCGCGGACGCTGCGGAGCCCTCAACGATGGCCTGAGTGAGGCCTTCGAGGGACCGGATGTCGCCAATGAACTCCTCGACGTAGCCACGTCCGTAGCTCTCGCCGTCGATCTTCGTCCAGCGCAGTGGGATCCACGGGCTCTTGTCGAGCGGGTAGGTGCCCTGCGAGCCTGGAATTGTCTGGCCCTGGACCTCCTGGCGGATCGTCCAGTTCTTCGCTGTACGGCGCACATGGGTGTAGAGCTTCAAGGTCTTCTCGGGGGACTTGTCCTCCTTGATGAGACCCTTGAGGATCTCGGGGAGGTCGTCTCGGGAGATGTCCTCTTCCGTGATGATCTCCATGACGGAGCCAGCAGGGTTCCGGAACGTGACGTAGCGGTCCAGGCGGAAGACCCGCATCCCGTTGTCGAGGAAGATCAGGGCGTTGCCCGCAGTGATGAGCTGCTTGAGAACCTCGTAGGTGGATACGCGCAGTGCCCGTGCCTCGATCTCGGTCATCACTGACCGCTCGATCTTGTTCAGGGCCTTGTCCACTTCGCCCCGCATACCCTCCTGCTTGGTGATCTTCTCCAGCATGAAGTCGTCTAGGACGAGCTTGAAGAAGGGAGAGTTCGGGGGGAGGAGCGCGAGTAGGAGCTTCGCTGCGAGGTTGTTGACCCCGCGAGCACCAATGCTCTGGAACGGGGTGTAGTATTTCGTGTGCGGCCCATGCCCTTCAGGGGGGACCAGTGTGGGGATCGTGAGCTTCGCCGCCTCTCTGGCCCTATCCAAGAACGGCTGGCGAGCCGACTGTAGCTGCTGGTATCGGCCAGCGGCGGTCATGCTCATCGGCCTATCCTTGCGGGATGTTGAGGCCGGAACCGCCAGTAACCTTGGGGCCGGTCATGTCGATACGAAGGGAGCTGCGGCCCTTACGCTTGGCGGCAGCTTCGTTGACAGGATCGTCCACAACGGCGTCTGCACTGGCATTAGGTGGGGCGAGGGGTTGGGGCGCTGCTTGCTGCTGCTGCGGCTTGGAACCCCCGAAGCCCAGTAACTTAGCTATGCACATCAGTGATAACCTTCGTGTCGAGGATGTTGCTGTTCTGCGCCTCGAACTGGGTCTTCAGGAACCTGACTACCTCCACATTCCCGACCTTCGTCCAGATCTTGCGATCACTGTCAGTGGTGTTCGGCACTTGATCAGGGAAGGCCTTTTCGAGGGCGGCTAGTAATTCTGAGGAAACAGGAGGAAACTTCTCCATGAGATCTCCTAGTGTGACGGGTAATTGATTGGGGTTTAGGGGCAGGGCCGAAGCCCCACCCCCGCAAGTCCCTAACGGATCGGGCAAGCGCCTGTGGCGCACCCCTCGTCTTGCAGCTCGTCAAACGAGTTGGTCCCATCGAGATCGACAGGCTTGAGCTGCGCGACGTAAGCCTCGTAGTCCTCCCGCGTGACCACGGTCTGGGGGAGGTAGAGGTAGCCCAGGTCTTGGGCGGTCTTGGTCGGGTCATTCCGGTAGAGGAACGACACGCCCACGTAGCTGTCCCAGTTCTCGTAGATCCAATCCACGATGGCGGGAACTTCATCAGGCGAGTAGGAGATCGTATTCGAGCAGTTGTGATCGACGTAGTTGTCCATCAACAGCTTGTAACGCTGGAGCTGGTCTATCGCGCTCTCAACATTAACTTCGACTTGAACACTCTTTCCATCACGCTCGATGGTCGTAGAAGTAAATGCCACGTCCTCGTAGGCGACAGGGAAGCAGATAAGGACGGAGCTGGTGTCTGTGGGGTGTTGTTCAACCAGATACCCAGCAGAACGACACGCATCAACAATCGGATCATGTTTCGAGAACCCTACGCGGTTGAAGATGTACTTGCCGAGAGGCTTGTGGACGCCCTCGGTGGTGTCCATGATCTTCGAGAGGGTGCCCGAAGGTTTCACTGTGGTGATCGCCTTGGAGCGCGGGAGGCCCAGCTCGTCGGCCATCTCGTAGGAGCCCCTGTGAGCCCACTCCTTGAGGATCTGGAAGGCAGTGGGTTCACCGCAGAGTTCCCACTTCACGATGCCTGTGAGGCCCACGCCCTGGAGCCGTAAGAACTCGTTGAGTTCATGCCAGCTCTCCTGAAGGATCCCGTCCTTCAAGTTCACGCACGTCTGCCTATAGTTGGCACGGGACGCGATGTAGATCGCGCGGCAGAGACCGGCGAGATCTTCGTTGAACTTGCCGAGATCCACTTCCACGAGATTGCAGAAGCTCTTGTCACCAAGGATGATCTCGACGCACGGGTTGAACCCCGCGAACCAGGGACCGCGCTTGCGGGCCGCTTGGCCGTTCACGAACCCAGGCTCCGACCCACCGGCTTGCTGCATCAGGTAGAAGATGCCGAAGAGTTCCGCCTTGGAGGGGCGGCTCTCGAAGACCAGGGAGTTGTTGGACTGGGCGCGTTGCGGGTTCTTCTCCCACCACTTGTCCTTCGCGAGAGCGAACTGCTCCCACTCAGGGTCACCGTAGGGGCACAGGACGATCTCAGCCGAACGCCTGGAGGACAGCGTCGTGCCCATCCAGTTCTCGACATCGAGGAGGTCGATGCGGGTGAGGAGCTGACCGGCACGGCGGGAGAGCAGCTCGGTGATCGCCTTGAAGGCCACCGCGATGGTCTCGTCACCGGAGCTGATCCAGCCGTAGCCACGGAGGCGGATGCCACCGGCACGGACCTGGGAGAAGTCGAGGACGATCTTGTCCACGGGCTTCTTCATCGCCATCAGCTTGCCGAGGGCCTTGGCCCACGCAGCCGCGCTGTCACCGACAGTCAGGTGCCACACGCGGTAGTCAGCCTCTTGGTAGAACCGCTCGCTGTTGGCCTCTTCACCACGTTCGCCAGCGTTCCACTGGTCGATGGTCCGCGTGGAGCGGATCACCTCGATCTCCTTCACGGGCTTTGCGAGGCCGTTCAGGACACCAGGGCGGGCAACGGTGCCCACACCGCAGCCCTGAAGCAGCAGCCAGAAGTGATCGACTAGGTCATGGACAGTGGCACCAGCGGAGAACGAGCAGTTGAACTGGCTCGCCTCTCGGGCCTTCGCCACCTCGGTCCCGCCCAGCCACAGGGTGCGGCCAGAGACGGAGACCTTGCGGTCGAGCATGAGCTTCTCAAGCTCTGCCAGCTCCAGCTCTTGGTTGGCATCGAGAGCGGACCCTTTGGCCCGCTCCCAGAGCCACCGCTGGTGGCCGATCACGCGGTAGACGGTTTGCGCCCACGTCTCAAACACGGTGCCCGCTTCGTTGAGCGGTCGGTTGTATGTGCGCCTCGTTACGATCTTAGCGCGGGTGCTAGGTTGCATGTGTATCTTTCTGTGCAGGGGTGGATAGGTCAGCGCACGAGGAAGCTCAGATCGACCGGCTGGTAGCCGTCCGGTTTCAGAACCTTCCCGTCCTCACGGCGCTTCACGGTGCCGTCAGGCTGGACCTTGCTCATGTTGTTGTAGTGGACCGCGCGGAAGGCTCTCTCCTGGGTCTCAGGGGAGAAGGCGTCGATCAGGTCAGCAATGAGCTGGCCCGTGCGCTTGGTCAGCGGGAAGGCAGCGATGATCTCCGCGTCCGTCAGACCCTCGTACTCTGCCCCGTACACCACGTAGGCCAGATCGGTGATCTCCTTGAGGAGGTGGGCGGCAGCTTCGAGTACCTCCTCCATCTCCTCACGGATGAGACGCTGGCGGGTCTCCTTCGAGATGTTCACGTCGAACGTGGTCTGGAACTCTTCGAGCATCTGCTCGGGTGTGCGTTGGTCGGTGATCTGGTTCATCACTTGTAGCCCTTCATCATGTCACGCACGGTCCAGCGGAGGTCAGCCAGGGTGCTTTCGTTGCGGATCCAGTGGTCGAACTGGTAGCCTTCGAGGCGACCCTCGGAGCTGTGCTTGTTGGTCACCTGTGCGCCAGGACGGACGATCACCACGATCTTGCCGCCGAGGGCCTTCACGGCCTCCAGCTCGTGCGGGAAGCGCATGTCGTCGATGACCACATGGTGGCCTCGGGCGAGCTGCTCCTTGGCGTTCTCGACAGCGATGCGGACCCACAGGTTATGGTCGATCAGGTCACGCCACTCGGTGCCCAGCGTCTGCATGATGCGGCGCGGGGTGATCTCCTGCTGCCCGTAGTTGGACAGGGGATTGACCGGCTCCTGGCGAGCCCAGCCGGGGACCGGCAGCTCCTTCATGTCACCCTCAAGGCACCGCTCGATGTCACTCGGGGTGACCCCCATGTGCAGCAGGAGGGTGCGCGTCATGTCCTTGAGGGGACCGGCGAACTTGACGAGCTTCGCGTTGAACTCGTTCACGAGAACCTTGGCGACCTCGGACTTCCCCGAACCCATGGCCGGGGAGTAGAGGCCGAACACTGTCGGGGTGGAGAGAAGCTCCATCTGCTTGCAGCCGAGGGAGCAGACGTGACGAACCCGACCGTGGCCGAGGTCGTCGTGGAAGCAGTGGGTGCAATCAGCAGAAGGGGTCATCTTTCCACCTGTGGATAGGTCTGGACGCGCCTATGGCGTCCAGAGGATGGGTTGCTTGAGCTTGAAGTCGTAGTCAGAGGCGCGGAGGATGCGGGCCACACGGGCTTGCACCAGGGCGTCCTCTTCCGTCAGTCCCTTGGACCCATACACCTCGACCACCGCAGCCCAGGCCGCAGCGTTGTCGAAGGTCGGGTACTTGCCCTCCACGACGAAGGGCTCCAGCAGGGCGGCAGCTTTCTTCGGGCCGATCCCAGGAACACCTGAGTAGCCGTCAGTCACGTCGCCCGTGAGGGTCTGAAGGATGTGGAAGTAGTCGGCCTCGGCGGGCTCGATGGTGGTCACCACCGCGTCAGGCCAGCGGACCCACTTGCCGGGGATCTGCTTCATGTCCTTGTCGATGGACACGATGATGCGCTCGTCACTGCTCTTCACAGTGGCGAGGATGCCCATGCAGTCGTCCCCCTCCAGGCCGGGGCGGAAGTACGCCTGACGGTCTGAGACGAGGAACTCCTTGAGGGCCTTGAGGACCAGGGGCTTCTTCCCCCGCTTGCCCTTGTAGGTGGGCAGGACGGCCTTGCGGAAGTTACCCTCGCTGTCAGTCAGGCAGAGCTTGATCTCGTCACCGTCAAGGGTCTCCTTGATGGTCTCGATCTGGGCATCGAAGGTGGACAGCACCTCCTCGAAGGAGGACTGCCATGTGTAGTAGCCGGGGCTGAACTCGATCTCCTGCATACAGGCCGAAGCTGCATTGTAGGCGATCACGTCAGCGTCGATGAGAAGGACGCGCTTGGTCATGCGCGGCCCTCGTGTTCAACCTCGGAGCAGGGCTTGTAGATGGGCATGACCACCTCAAACTGCCCTGGCACCTCGAAGATGATCTGCTTGTCCTTCGAGGCGCAGATCCGGAACTCCTCGGAGGGAACCTCCTTGAGGAACTCGTCCATCGGGACGTACTCGTAGGGTTCGGCCTTGGCGCTCGGGTTGAAGGCCAGGGCGAAGAGCACGAGGAAGAAGAGCCGCCTCATAGAGACAGCCCCTTCACGTACATCTCGGTGACCTCGTAGCCCCCGATCCGTTTCCCATCGTGGTAGACCTGGGGAACAGTCTTGATGCCATTGGCGACAAGATGCTCCACGATCTCCTCACGGGTGGATAGGTCGAGGTACGTGTAGCCGTGCCCGTTGTTCACGAGCAGCTCCCTCACGCGGTAGCACCAGGGGCAGTTGGGCTTGCCGATGACGGTGAACCCGTTCGGCTCAATTAGCTTTTCCACCCTTCTTTCCTCCAGGGATCTCGACCACCTCGCTCTG